ATTATTCTGATGGTGTGACATCAAACATACAGACCCAACTTGATGCAGGAACCACAGTAGGTAAGGCTATCGCTATGGCGATGGTATTTGGATAAATTTAGGAGAAAAAGATGGCGAATCCCAATCTAGTAAATGTTGCAACAATTACAGGCGAAAGTGTCTGTGGTGCATTAACCACGACAACTACGGTTGATTTAGTGACTGCAGCTACTGATACACTCGTTAAAGTTAATAGTGTAGTTATTGCTAATATTGATGGCACTAACTCAGCTACAGTAACAATGGGTATTATCAAGAGCGGTGGTTCTGTTGTGCATTTTGCTTCCACGATTGCTGTTCCAGCAGATGCAACGCTAGTTCTTGTTGACAAGAACTGGGGATTGTATTTGGAGGAAGGCGATTTAATTGAAGGCGGAGCAAGTGCTAACAGTGACTTAACATACTTTATTTCATACGAAATACTTAATGACGCATAGGAGAAATAATTATGGCTCATTTTGCAGAATTAAATTCTAGTAAAGTTGTTCTTAGGGTTGTAGTAATATCTAATGATGATGTAAACGCTAATGGCGGTGAATTATCTGCTGGTGCAGAAACATTTGTTGAAAATTTAGTCCCTCACACATCAGGTGGTACTACTTGGAAACAAACCTCGTATAATAATAATTTTAGAAAACAATACGCTGGTGTTGGCTATAGCTATGATGCTAGTAAAAATATGTTTATAGTCCCTAAACCTTATGCTTCTTGGACTTTAAATAGTAGTGGTGATTGGGAAGCACCTGTTACTTATCCTAATGACGTTGAAGAAGATGGAAAGCCTGTAGATACTTCATGGGATGAAGATAACTCACGATGGCTAGGAACTACTTATTCTGAGTCGGGCGAAACTGATTATAGATGGGATGCGTCTAACAAGAAATGGATCGCTTTATAGGAGGAAGATATGCCCAGTAATGGTGGAATTATAGGTATAAAAAATGATCCAGTTACTGCGGTTAAAGTAACTTCTTTTACTTCTTCAGGCACGTTCGTTGCCGATCCAATAACTACTGAAGCTGAAATTTTAATGGTAGCTGGTGGTGGAGGTGGCTCTGCCTGTCCTAACGCTGGACAATCCGGTGGAGGTGGTGGAGGTGCTGGTGGAGTATTATTTAATTCAAGTACTGCTCGAACTCCTGCTGGTACTGCTGTAGCTATGCCTACTTCTCCTGTGCCTGTCACTATAGGTGCTGGTGGTGCTGGTGGAACTGCACATGGTCCTGATCCAGCCGAAGGTCGTAATGGACAACAAGGTGCTGATACTATAGTAGTCGCTAGTGGTACAACTTATACTGCTGTAGGTGGTGGTCGTGGCGGAGTCGAGTTTGGTGGTGGTGCTTCTCATGGAACTGATGGTGGCTCTGGTGGTGGTGGAGCTGCTGATTCTCCGGGTGCAAGTAACGCTGGTGATTCCACTCCTGCTCCTGCTCCACAAGGAAGTCCGGGTGGTGAAGGTTCTGATACTCCGGGACAACAAGCAGGTTCTGGGGGAGGTTCTATGGGTACTGGTAGAGGTCCATCAGCGGGTCCTGTTGGTGGAGGTATGGGAACTGTTTATGATATTTCAGGAAGTGATGTAACTTATGCTGGCGGAGGTGGAGGTGGTAGAGATGCTGCTCCTGATTCTGCTGGTGGAGCAGGTGGTGGTGGAGCTGGTGGCTCTGCTGGATCACCTTCTGGTCCAGGTGCTGGAACTGCGGCAACTGCCAATACTGGTGGTGGTGGAGGAGGAGGCGGAACTCAAGCTTCCCCTACAGGTGCCCCTGCTGCTCAAGTAGGTGCTTCTGGCGGTTCTGGAGTCGTTGTTATTAGTGAACCTAAAGGAACATGGACCGCAGGTGGTGTGTGGAATACAGAAAATTTATACGACTATAAAGTAAACGGAGATTGGGGATAATGAGTAGATTAATAGGAAAAACCTTTACAATCACACCTAAAATAACGACTTTTACTTCTTCAGGTACATTTACTGCCGATGCTGCGTCAACCGAATGTCATTTGTTAGTAGTAGCCGGTGGTGGTGGTAGTGCCCAAGGAGGCGGTGGAGGAGGAGGTTATAGAGAATTTTCAGCTCAACCAATTCCAACTTCTGCTGTGACAGTAACTGTCGGTGCAGGAGGTGCTGGTACACCTGATTCTGGTGCTACTATTGGTTCTCCGGGCGCTGATTCAGTTTTTGCTTCTGCTTCCGATCCTAGAACATGCAATGGTGGTGGTGGTGGAGGAGCAGTTGCAGCAGCAGGTCATTCAGTAGGACAACCTGGAGGTTCTAGTGGTGGTGCTGGTGGTAATGGTCCTACAGCAACAGAAGTATATCCTGGAAATCCAGATGGTTTTGATCCACCTGAAGGAAACACTGGCGGATACGGAAGATACAACGGTAGTAGCTACTATGCTGGCGGTGGCGGTGGCGGTGCTGGTGGTGACGGTGGAGATGAAGTTCCCGATGGACTTGGTAACGATTGGAATGCTGTAGCTGGTACAGGTGGATTAGCTAAGATGTCTACTATTTCTGGCTCAAAAGTTTGGTATGCAGGAGGTGGTGGAGGTGCTTATAGATTTACACATAAACTATCTACTGATTCAGGAAAAATTAATAATGGTCCAGAAGGAGGTCATACTTTAGGAGGAGGAAGTATTTTTCCTGCTCAAAAAGGCGGAGCTGGTAATGCAAACGATGATGGCGCACCTTCTCCAACTTTAGGAACTGCTAGTGTTAATACAGGCGGTGGAGGCGGAGGAATTTGTACTACTCAATACACTCCTAGTTTCCCAGCTTCACCGGGAGTTGGAGCTGCTGGAGGGTCTGGTATAGTTATTGTTAGTGAACCGAATGTTAACTCTGGTGGAGTTTGGGACTATAGACAAGTATTTCAGAAAAAGGTTGCAGGCGAGTGGCGATAAACTTTTATGAACTTACAACATTATTACTGGTATTTTCCTTCAGTTATCCCCTCAAGAATTTGTGATGAAATAGTTAAAACAGGAGAATCCTTTGCTAAACAGAAAGGGTTAACAGGAGGGAATCTTCGTAAAGATACTCCTCCTTCCGAAGAAGAATTAAAAAACATACAGAAAAAGAGAAAGTCAGATGTTGTGTGGCTTTCAGGACAGTGGATATATAAAGAACTACACCCTTTTCTTCAAATAGCAAATGAAAGAGCTAATTGGAATTTTCAGTGGGATTGGTCAGAGTCTTGCCAATATACTGAGTATAAAGAAGGACAGTTTTATGATTGGCACTGTGACAGCAATCCAGTTCCTTATGATAAACCTGATGATCCAAACACTAATGGTAAAATAAGAAAGTTATCCATGACTCTTTGTTTAAGCGATCCAGAAGACTATGAAGGTGGAGATTTAGAGTTTGCTTTTCACGATCAAGACGGAGATAAACAACCTAAAATTTGTGAAGAAATAAGACCGAGAGGAAGTTTAATTATATTTCCTTCTTTTGTTTGGCATCGAGTAAAACCAGTTACTAAAGGAATACGACACTCTTTGGTGTGTTGGAGTTTAGGGCAGCCTTATGTTTAAAAAAGAAAAATACGCCTTTATTAAAAGAGCAATTTCAAAAGAGTTAGCTGAGTTTTGTTATGACTATTTTTTAACTAAACGAAAAGTAGTAAGAACTTTTTACGATAGTCGGTACATTTCTGAATTTAATTCAAATTGGGGAGTGTGGAACGATCCTCAAGTGCCTGATACTTATAGCCATTATGGAGATATAGTAATGGAGACATTATTAGAAAAACTATTACCACGCATGGAAGCAGAAAGTGGTCTTAAACTTTCTCCCACTTACAGCTATGCTCGCATATATAAAAACGGGGATGTGTTAAAAAGACATACTGACAGGTACAGTTGCGAAATATCAGCCACAATGAATTTAGGCGGTGACCCTTGGGAACTATTTATAGACCCAACAGGCGGTACAGGTAAGAAAGGAAAGTCTTTTTTAATGGAAGCTGGTGATTTAATAGCTTATAGGGGTTGTGATATAGAACACTGGCGAGATAAGTTTGAAGGAGAAAACTGTGGACAAGTATTCTTTCACTATAACAACGCTAAAGAAGAAGAAGCGGAAGAAAATAAGTTTGATACTAGACCATTCTTGGGTTTACCTTCATGGTTTAAAGGATTTAAAATAGAGAAAACAGAATAAGTTGAGTATAAGGTACAATTAAGGAATAATGGTTAAAAAGACAACGATAGAAGTGGCGGCAGATTTGGACAAACACGAAGCAGTTTGCGCTGAAAGATGGCGGGAAACTATCTATCGCATTAAAAGATTGGAAGTATTAATAATAACTACGTTGCTTTCCCTAGTAGTAGGCATGGCAACAATTTTATCAGGACAGGTGTTTTAAAATGATTTGGACAATAATAAATATAATCGTATGGATAATTGCAGTGGCCTCAATAGTTGCAGCAGTTTCTCCTCACACAAAGAATACAAAAGATGATGCTTTTGTTGGGAAAATAAACAAGGCAATAAACTTTTTGGCCTTAAATTTTAAAAAATAATGAGCAATGCCCTACGCCAAGTATATTTTCAAACCCGGAATAGATCGTGAAGGAACCGACTACAGCAACGAAGGTGGTTGGTATGACGCGAATCTAGTACGTTTTCGTAAGGGACGTCCGGAAAAAATTGGCGGATGGGAAAAATCAACCAGTAATTCTTATTTAGGTACAGGCCGTGCCATGCACGGTTGGGTGGATCTCGCTGGGACGCGTTATCTTGGACTGGGAACTACATATAAATACTATGTGGAACTCGGAAATGCTTTCCATGATGTAACTCCTATTCGTAGCACTACTTCAGCTGGAGACGTGACTTTTGCTAAAGTAGGTGATGGAGATGCAACTATAACTGTAACTGATTCAAGCCATGGAGCAGTACAAAATGACTTTGTAACCTTTAGTGGTGCAGCTACTTTGGGTGGCAATATTACTGCTACGGTACTCAACCAAGAATATCAAATTGCTACCATTGTTGATACGAACAGCTACACCATAGAAGCCAAAGACACCGATGGCGATGAAGTAACGGCTAACAGCAGTGACAGTGGTAATGGTGGCAGTTCCGTGGTCGGAGCTTATCAAATCAATGTCGGTTTAGATGATTACGTCGAAGGAACCGGTTGGGGAATCGATGGTTGGGGAGCAGGTGGTTTTGGTAGTGTAGGCACCTTGGATGCTACCAATCAATTACGCTTGTGGTCACACGATAATTTTGGTGAAGACTTAGTAATGAATGTAAGGGCAGGGGGTATTTATTACTGGGACGAATCGTCTGGTACCAGTACCCGTGCCGTCGCTCTTAGTGCTTTAACAGGGGCTAATTTAACTCCGACAAAGGCTTTACAGGTCTTAGTCTCAGAAAAAGACAGGCATGTTATTTGTCTAGGTGCAGATCCTCTTTCAGGAGGTTCCAGAACCGGTGCTATTGATCCGATGTTTATTGCATGGAGTGACCAAGAAAATGCAGCCGATTGGGAACCCAAAGCCACGAATACAGCAGGATCTTTAAGAATCTCATCGGGTTCCGATATTATTGGGGGAATATCTTCCAGAGAAGAAATATTGGTGTGGACAGATATTTCCATGTACTCCATGACCTACATCGGTCCTCCTTATACCTTTGGCATTAACTTAATTAACCAAGGCGTCGGCCTCATTGGGCCTAAAGCTGCGGTCAATACCCCAAGCGGTGTGTATTGGATGGACAGAAAAGGATTTTACAGTTATGACGGTACAGTGTCCTTAGTCCCCTGTAGCGTGCATTACTATGTATTTAGTGATTTTA